AGTTCAATTAAGTCAAAAGGACAGCTCTGAACTAAAAGATGAAGAAAATGATGAGGGTGATGATAATGAGTGATTATAGACTTGAAATCAAAAATCCAATACCACTTATTCTATTAATTCCTACAACTAATACAATCAAAGGAGTAAGCAAAAAAACATATCCAACAATACAAGAAGCACTTGCTGAAAAAGATAAAAACAATAATCCAGTAAATCTATTCTTTGGAAGTTTCAAAACTTATGGTGGTACTGAAAAAACATTGAATGGTATATATTCGATTGAAGATACTGCAAATATTGAAACTTGGTATAGACCAGATATAGTTAGTAATTGCAGAATTGCAAGAGCAAATGACAATGCAATATTTGACATCATTAATGAACCTGAAGATATTAATCAAAGGCATCAGTTTTTAAAGTTTAAAGTAAGACGTGTAAAAGGCGGTGCTTAAATGAGTAATAAAACTTATTTGGAATTTGAAGGTTTTAATGATGCAATTGCTAGACTAACAAAACTAGATGGTGATATCAAAGCAACGACAGAAAAGGCATTGAAAAAAACGCATGAAATAATAACAAAGAATGCAGAGGAAGCAATAACACCACACAATCAAACTTATCAAACAGAAAAAAGTTTACGAAAAGAAGCGGAAATTGAATGGGCTGGAACATTAGCAAGTGTGAAAACTGGTTTTAGTATCAGTGAAGGCGGACTAGCATCAATATTCTTAATGTATGGCACACCAAGGCAGAAAAAAGATCAAAAAATGTATAATGCTTTTTGGAGCAAAAAAACTCGTGATGAGGTAACAGAAGCACAAAAGAAAATATTTTTTAATGAAATAAGGAGGTTGAACGGATAGAATGGAAGATTTATTAATAACTACAATTGAATCGTTGAATTATCCTGTATTTCGACAGGGGTCGCTTGGAGCAGATGAAGAATATCCTGAAAGTTTTTTTACATTTTGGAATAATTCTTCTGATGGAAATGAATTTTATGATAATCAAGAAAACTCAATAGTATGGGATTTTGATTTGAATTTTTATTCAAGCGATCCAAGTTTAGTAAGCACAAAATTGATGCTTGCAAAACAAAAACTAAAAGAAAACAATTTTATTGTTACAGGAAAGGGTTATGATGTCAGAAGTGATGAAGTAACTCATACAGGACGTGGAATAAACGTCAAAATAATAGAAAAATTATAAGGAGGAAAATATTATGTCAAAAGAAATAGTTGAATATAGAGGTGTCCAAGACTTAGTTGCTGCAGAAGTTTTAGTTGATAATAATGAATCAGGAGAAGGACAAGGTTATAAAACAGGAGAGGTATTTGAAATAGCAGGTGTTGCTGAGGTTTCAAAAAGTACAAGTAACTCAAATGAATCACATTATTATAACAATATGCCTGCAATAGTAATTAGTTCAGTAGGAGCAGATGAAATAACTTGTACTGTTTCTGCTATTCCATTAGATGTTTTAGCAAAAATAACAGGACAAACTTATGATCAAGCAAAAGGAGCCTTAATTGAAGGAAATAGACAAAATAAATACTTCGCATTAGGATATAAAACAAAGAAAACAAACGGTGATGAAGTATATGTATGGAGATATAAAGGAACATTCAATATTCCTGATAGTGCTCATGCAACAGAAAATGACGGAACAGATGCTCAAGGTCAAGAAATTACATTTACAGGAATTTCTACAACACATAAATTCACTTCAACTGGAGCAACAGCAAAAGGAATAAATGTTGATGTTGCTGCAGGACTTGCTGATGTATCTGCATTCTTTGAAACAGTTACCACACCTGATACTTTATCAGCTAATGAATAATAGGAGGAAAAACAATGGATTTAAAATTAAACATCTATAAAAAGAAAGAAATTGTTAAAACATATACAGCCGAAACTTATGATTTGATGTTTGGTACAGTTGAGGATCTATTAGATGTTATTGATATTGATAATATTCAATCAGATAACAAAGCTGAATTATTAAAAGCAATTGCGAAGGTAATTGCGAGTTCACTAGATATTGTTAAACCATTACTAAAAGACATATTTGATGGTTTGACAGACGAAGAACTAAGAAATACAAAAATGACTGAAATAATAGAGGTTTTAACAAACATTGTAACATATTCTATTAATCAAATAACTAAAGGAAATAACGGAAAAAACTAGAAGAGGGGGACATATCAAATGTTCCCCTTTATCAAATATTTTTTGAATTGGAAATGGAAATATGTAATCGTTTTCCAACAATTACACCATTTGCAATAAGAAGAGAAAAGATAAATGAAGTATTTTTATTAGTTAGAAGATTAAGAACTTATGACAATGGAAAGCAAAATAAAAAAACTGCTACAAGAAGACCAGCTAATGATAGCTGGTTTTAATTTGCGTTAAAAAAGAGGTGAGAAATAATGGCTAAAGGAGAAGATATAACCACCAAATTTAAAGTTGATGTGTCAGATTTAAAAAGAGGTATAACTGAAGCGAATAATCAAATAAAACTTGCGAATTCTGAGTTTAAGAAAGCAAGTGCCGGAATGGATGACTGGTCTAAATCAAGTGATGGATTAGGTGCAAAATTGAAACAATTGAAATCCACACTAGAAGCTCAAACATCAAAGTTGCAGGCATATCAAGGACAATTACAGACTGCTCAAAAATATGAGAAACAATCTGCAGCCGAGGTAGAAAATTTAAGGCAAAAATTAGATGAAGCTAAAAAGACTTATGGAGAAAATTCTGATGAAGTCAAAAGTTTAGAGAGTCAATTAAGCTCTGCAGAACAAGCTCACGCATCAATGAAAAAACAAGTATCAGACTTGACAGTAACAATAAATAATCAAGAGGCAACAGTAGCAAAGACAGAAAAAGAATATAATAACTATAATATGCAATTGCAAGCAGTAAAAGCTGCAGAAGAAAAAGCAAATAGTGCAACAAGTAAACTATCAGATACAATTGAAGCACAACAAAAAGCTGTTGATGATGCAAAAGAAGCATATAAAAATGCGGTTTTACAATATGGTAAAAATTCAACTGAAGCAAAAAATCTTGAAAAAGAAATAAAAACATTATCAACTGGACTGGAAGAAAATAAATCTAAAATGGAAAAAGTTGATGCTGCAGCCGACAAATTAGACAAAAGTTTAGATGATGTTGGAAACTCAGCAAATGATGCTTCTAATGGAGGTTTTACTGTTTTAAAAGGTGCTTTAGCAAATTTAGCAGCAGATGCTATTGAGGGTTGTTTAAGTGCATTGGTGAAACTTGGGAGTGCTCTAGTTGATGTTGGAAAGCAAGCCGTAGCAAGTTATGCAGAATATGAACAATTAGTTGGTGGTGTTGAAACTCTATTTAAAGATAGTGCAGGAGTAGTAGAAAACTATGCAAACAATGCTTATAAAACAGCAGGGCTTTCTGCAAATGAATATATGGAGACAGTAACTTCATTTAGTGCATCACTTCTTCAAAGTTTAGGAAATGACACAGACTCGGCAGCAAAATATGCTGATCTTGCTATTACAGATATGGCAGATAATGCAAATAAAATGGGTACCTCAATGGAATCAATACAAAATGCATACCAAGGTTTTGCAAAACAAAACTATACAATGTTGGATAACTTAAAATTGCGGATATGGTCGGAACAAAAAGTGAAATGGAAAGACTTATTGCAGATGCAAATAAATTAGCAAAAGCACAGGGAAAAGCAGGAGACTTAACAATTGAAAGTTATGCAGATATTGTTGAAGCTATACATTTAGTACAAGATGAAATGGGGATAACAGGAACTACTGCAAAAGAAGCAAGTTCAACAATTCAAGGAAGTATTAGTTCAATGAAATCTGCATGGGCAAACCTATTAACAGGAATGGCTGATGAAACTGCAGACTTTGATCAATTATTATCAAACTTTATTGATAGTATAGGAACAGTTGCACAGAACCTTATTCCAAGAATAAAAGTAGTTTTAAATGGAATAGTTAAACTTATTAGTGGTTTAATACCTCAAATAGTTTCAATGATACAGGAATGCTTACCGGAATTAGTTGCAGGAGTTAGTCAACTAATACAAGGATTAATAAAAGCATTACCTGATGTAGTGCAAGTTATTATGGATATTATACCAGCAATTGTTGATGCTATATTAGGTGCTTTACCTCAGTTGGTAACTGCAGGAATACAAATAATAAAGAGTATAATCGAAGGATTAGGAAAAACTCTACCACAAATAGTAACTGCAATAGTGGATATTATTCCTGTAT